ACATCTCTGCTAAGAAACTTGCAAATATGATTGAAGAGTATATGGGCTTTGAGAAGTTTGACTTCATTAAAGACAATGCTGCTCTCTTTGAAGGAGCTGAACAAGAGCAACTTCGAATGCAAATTCAACAAGATTTGCAAGCACAAGTTAGTCAACCTACTATGGAAGAAAGATCTTTAGATCAAGACTTACAAGGTGTAGAAGAATCTATGCCTGAATAGATTGACTTTTTAGTAAATTTATGGTATAATATTTATATGGATTTGAAATCAGATAAAGGCAGAAGCCTCTCAAAGGCTGAAGCCTTCAAAGAAATAAGAACTTATTTAGAAGAACAAATAAGTTTATCTCAAAGAAAGTGTATAGATGATGATAACTTTGATAAACCTGCTTGGTCTAACTACCAAGCGTATCAGTTAGGTATTCAAAAAGCTTTCTCTAAACTATATAATCTTATTCCTGACCAAGGAGAAATTAAATGAGTGAAGAACAAGTAACACAAGCTGAGTCAAATACCCAAGAGACTCAACAAAAAGATACCCAAGCTAAACCTTTTGAGATTCCGACAGAAGCTCAAGATTTGGTAGGTGAAGGTAAGAAGTATGCTAATGCAGAAGAAGCGTTAAGATCTGTACCTCATGCTCAACAGCATATCAAAACCCTAGAGGAAGAGATGGCTCAATTGAAAGAGGAACTAGCTAAACGTAAAACTACACAAGAACTTCTTGATGAAATAAAGTCTGGAGTCAGACCTGTAGAGAATACCACTCAGGAGGTTGGACTGAACCAAGATACAATAATGGAGTTAGTTAATAATACTCTTAAGCAAAACGAACAAAAGAAAACTGCACAACAAAATGCTTCTCAAGTAGCTGCAAAGTTTAATGAGAAATATGGATCCAATGCAGAAACTGTGTATAATAGTTTAGCTAAAGATTTAAATCTTACTCCAAAGAAATTAAACGAGCTCGCTGCTACATCTCCTAACTTAGTTTTAAGGTTAGCTGATCTAGAACCTAATGTAAAAACTGCTGTAGCTAAACCACAAAGTTCAGTTAATACAGAAGCTTTTGCACAGAATAAACCTCCACAAGAGGTCTCTGCTAGAGTTCCTAGAGGAGCTAAAACTAAAGATTTAGTTGCCGCATGGAGAGCTGCAGGCGAGAAAGTTAAACAACAATCTTAATTTAAGGAGGGCTTATAATGGCTCAAACAACAAGTAATACAAATGCGTTTATTGAATCGCAACAGTATTCTCAGTTCATCCTTGAAAACTTACATGACTATCTGTTACCAGAAGGTATGTATAGAGATGTATCAGACTTCGGTTCAGGCACAACTTTAAACATTAAAACAGTAGGTTCTGTAACAATTCAAGATGCAGCAGAGGATACACCTTTAGTATTCTCACCAATTGACACAGGTACTATCAATCTTTCTATCACTGATTATGTTGGTGATGCATGGAAAGTTACTGATGATCTACGTGAAGATGGTTCTCAAATCGACACATTGATGGCGATGAGAGCTCAAGAATCTACACGTGCTCTTGGTGAAAATCACGAAACTAAGTTTTTAAGCGTTGCTAACGCAGCTCAAACTGCAGCAGGTTTAAACTTAGTAAACGGCAGACCACATCGTTGGGTAGGTTCTGCAACTTCTAATGCTAGAACAATTACATTAAATGACTTTGTTTCTATGAAACTTGCATTTGATAAAGCTAATGCACCTGCAGGTGGACGTATTGCTATCGTTGATCCTGTTGTTGAAGCTTCTATCAACAGTTTAGCAAACTTAATCAATGTGTCAAACAACCCAATGTTTGAAGGTATGGTAACAGAAGGTTTTGCTCGTGACCATAAATTCGTACGTAACGTATTTGGTTGGGATATTTACACTTCAAACTTCTTACCAACATTAACTGCAACAGAAGCAATCAATGCATCTAGCTATGGTTTAACTTCTGAAACAGCTGCTGTTGGAGATAAAGCAAACATCTTTATGTGCGTGGCTGACGATACATGTAAGCCAATTATGCATGCATGGAGACGTGCTCCTCAAACAGAAGGTTGGAGAGACAACGAAGAAAGAGCTGACAAGTTCCAAGTAACTTCACGTTTCGGTTTAGGTGCTCAACGTGTAGACACATTGGGTGTAATTTTAACTCATCCAACTAACTACTAAGGAGACTATTATGGGTTACGAAAGTAATACAGGTTTAGGAGTACTAAACCACTATGGTCCTAGAGAGACTAATGAGAAGTTTGGCGGTCAAGCTAAATCTACAGGTAAAGTTAAACGTGTAGAATACAAATTCTCATACGATGATCTCCCTACATATGGATCAAACGGTTTAGAGTATGTTATCCCAGCTAATGCTACTATTGTTTCTTCAACATGGAGAACAAATACAGCATGGGCAGGTGGTACATCTCTAAATGTAGGTTTATATCAATCTAATGGTACAGTAATTGATGCTGACGGCTTAGATGCAGCTATTACTCCAACAACTGCTGGTGCAGTTATTGTAGGTAATGGTGCTCTAGTTGGCGCAAGTATTGGTGCAGCAGCAGGTGAATTAACTGTTGCAGCTACAGGTACTTACACAGCAGGTTCAGCTACTGTTATTATTGAATATATAGCTTAATTAGGTTAGGGGTCTACGGACCCCACCTATTTTATTAGGAATAATAAATGACAATTCAACATAACGTTATTACTGATCCAAATATACATGAGCCTAAAGGAGTTGCTAGTGCAGCTAGTGGTAAAGTATATAAAGCTAATGGTACAGGATCTGGAACGTGGGTTTATCCTTTAGATGGATTAGACACAGCTTTAGTAGGACAGGTTTTTGAATCTGATGGTTCAGGCGGAGGTACATGGATATATCCTCCAGCTAAAGGACATGCTGAAATCTATATTAATGGTGGAACAACAGCTCATACATTAGGAAGTGCTTCTTCATTTACTAAATTAAATCCAACATCAGAATGGACAGCTTCAGGTTTTGAAGATGTATTAACTGTTGATGCAGCTAATGGTGAAATTGATTTAGTTTTAGCAGGACATTATAAAATAGATTTTTGGTGTAACTTTACAACAGCAGCTTTATCATCAGGAACTCCATATTATTTTAAATTTGCTATAAATGGAACACCCTTAGCTAGAGTAGTTACTATAACTAAACCTACTAATGGAGTAGATACATTACATGTAATGGCTTCAGGTATTATTAATGCTACTGCAGGACAAACTTTATCTCTTTATGTAGGTGGAGATGGTACATCTTCTTCTACTAATATAACTGCTACATCAGCTGGACTTAATGCTTTATGGTTAGACTAGGAATAAATTATGGCTAAAATGACACTACTTGAAATGACACAAGATATTTTATCTGATATGGATTCAGATGAAATAAACTCTATTAACGACAGTGTAGAGTCATTACAAGTAGCACAAATAATAAAATCTACTTATTATAATATTATAGATGGTAGAGATTATGATTTTCTTTATGAGTTTTTTCAAGTAGATAGTAATGCATCTTCTTCTACTCCTACTCATATGAAACTTCCTGAAACAATTATAGATCTTAAATGGATTAAATATAATTGTAAAGAAACGGTAGCTAGTAAAGATAAATATTTAAAAATAATTTATAAAACTCCTGAAGACTTTATGGAGATTATAGATAAAAGAGATAGTACAAAATCTAATGTTACAGTAGTTACAGATGCTACTGGTATTACTCTTAATATTATAAATGACAAAGCTCCTGAGTATTTTACTTCTTTTGATGATGAGTATATTGTATTTGATTCTTATGATTCAGGTATAGATACAGTATTACAAAAATCTAAAACACAATGTCATGGTAAACGTTCAGTTACATTTACTTTAAGTGATACTTTTACTCCTGATTTACCAGTACAAATGTTTACATATCTTCTTGCCGAGGCTAAGTCAGTTGCTTTTGTTACATTAAAACAAATGGCTAATGCTAAAGTAGAACAAATGTCTGTGTCTCAAAAACGTAGAATGAGTCAAGATGCTTGGAGAATTAAAAAAGGTATTCATTATCCTAATTATGGTAGAGTATCTAGAGTAAAAAAAGGACCTAATTACTAATGCAAACTACTAGTAATACATCAGCATTTATTCATAAACAACAATACGGAGGTAAGAAAAAAATGAAAGATATGAAAAAAAAACCAATGAAAAAAGCAGCAGTTAAAAAACCTATGGCTAAAGGTGCAAAGAAAATGGCTAAACCTAAAAAACAAGGATACTAAAATGAATTCTAAAGTAGTAAGATCATATAAAGGAAAAGGTAGTAAAGAACTACAAGCCTTTGTACAACCTGGTACAGCTCATTATATATTAAAGTATGAAGGAGGTGGAGAACTACCTGCTGAATTATCTGGAATATATACTAATATTTCTTTAGTAGATGAAGCTGTCCTTAGATATTTTTCAAATCATAAAGAAGAAATTAAAAAGAAATCTACTCTTAAAGAAGAAGACTAATGGCTTTAAAAGGTGAAAAAAGTTTTAGATCCTTTATTAAAGGATTAGTTACTGAAGCTAATGAATTAACATTTCCTGATTCAGCTTCGGTAGATGAACAAAACTTTGTACTTAATAGAGATGGTTCTAGATCTAGACGTTTAGGTGTAGATTATGAAGAGCTATATCAACTTAATAGTACTGGATTGGTTACTGCTGATATAGCAGAAGGTAAACAATCTTTTCACTTATGGGAATCTCCTGGAGGAGATACTACAGTATCTTTAGGTATTGTAAGAATTAAAAATAGATTATGGTTTTTAGATTTACTTACATCTAATCCTAGTGCTAATCTTAAAAATAGTGGTAACTATATTACTATCTCTGGTTTATCTAATGCTAAACTAGAAACAGCTGTTATCAATAATAAATGTATTTTAGTATCAGAAGATTTAGCTAATCCTGTATTATTAACATATAATACTAGCACTGGTGCTGTTACTCAAACTACAATTACTTTAAAGATTAGAGATTTATTTGGAGTAGATGATGGATATGCAGATGATTTTAGACCTGCTGGTTGGAATACAGGCAGTAGTTCTTTAACAGCTATTACTGCAGCTCATAAATATAACTTACGTAATCAAGGTTGGAATCCAAATATTGAATTTTTTAATGAAGGTACAGTTCAAGGTACTCCTACAGATGCTATAGATTTATGTGCTAGATCATTAAATTTTGATTATAAATATCCTAGTAATTCTGATGTATGGACATTAGGTAAAAATACTAATCCTTCTAGTGGAGACTATGAAAAGTTTTCTGCAACTACATTAAAAAAGAATTCACATTCTAGATATAGAGTATCTAGAGGATCTTTTGTTATAGATGCTTTTAATAGAGGATCTAGTAGAATGAGTGAGTCTGATGTATCGTCAGGACTTGTTCAAGATCAAGATACTGGTAAGTTAACTACTGTAGCTTCTTATGCTCAACGTATTTTTTATTCAGGAGTTACTTCTAGTATTACTGGAGCTGATGCAAGATCTCCTAATTATTCAGGATATATCTTTTTTACACGTGTTGTAAAATCTGATGAAGACTTAGAAAAATGTTATCAAGAAGCTGATCCTACAGATCCAGGTATTAATGATATTATAGCTTCTGATGGAGGTACAATTCAAATACCAGAAGCAACTCGTATTGTTAAGATAGCTTCTTCACAAGCTTCTTTATTAGTATTTTGTGAAAACGGTATATGGGAAGTTTATGGAGATACTGGTGGATTCTTAGCTACATCTTTCCAGGCATCTAAAATATCTACTAATGGTATTACTAATGCAGACTCTGTAGTAAGTGTTGGTGGTAACTTTGTTTACTGGTCAAAAGCTGGTATATATTCATTAAGCCCTGATAGTGCATCAGGACGATTTAGAGCAGAGTCTATATCTCTTACAACTATTCAATCTTTATATTTACAAATACCCGAAGTTGCTAAAAATCATTGTAAAGGTTATTATGATGAAAAAGAAAATAGAGTAAGATGGTTATATAATGATTCAGATAGTTATTCAGAAACTAATTATATTAATAATTATACTAAAGAATTAGTCTATGATCTTACCTTACAAGCTTGGTATATTAATGTTATATCTCCATTAGCAAGTAACTCGCCTTATATAGCAGATTATGTAGCAATTCCTGGATATGCTATTACAACTGTAGAAGAAGCTGTATATGCAGGTACTGATCTAGTTCAAACTCCAACTGATGATGTTGTTGTAGATAGTTCGATTCAAACTGCACGAAGTACTCAGTTTAGTTTTTTAACTATTAAAGGAACACAGTTTACAATAAGTAAATATAAAGATGATAGCTTTAAAGATTGGGTAACTGCTGATGGAACTGGGGCAAATTACTCTAGTTATTTAATAACAGGTTATGAACTCTTTGATGATGTATTAAAACCAAAACAAGTTCCTTATATATTCTTTTATTTTAAACGAACTGAAGATGGATTTTCAGATGTATCAGGTAATTTAGAACTAACTAATAAATCTTCATGTCTTGTACAAGCACAATGGAATTGGGCAGATAGTGCTAACAGTGGTAAATGGGGTACACAATTCCAAGCATATAGATTACTACGTAACTATATACCATCAGGATCTGCAGATCCTTTTAACTATGGTGATGGTGTCATAGTAACTAAAAATAAATTAAGAGGTTCTGGTAAAACATTAAGTCTTAAAATATCTTCTGAAGCTGGTAAAGATATGAAAATTTTAGGATGGGGTATGCCAGTAACAATGACACAAAATCATTAATGATAAAGTTATATGAAGAGCCAGGTAATGGCTTTGTAGGTATACATTATGATCAAGATTTACAAGGATATGTTATGCATATGGATTGTAAAGATTGGAGTATAAATACTTACAAAAGATATTTAAAGGTGTGGCATGAAGCTATCATTCCATCACTAAAACATTTAGGTATTAATACTATTTATGGATTATGTGAAACACCTAAAGCAGTTAAATTTAATATGATGTTTGGTGTAATGCCAACAGGATTAGAAGTAACAACAACAGATGGAATAAAACAAGTATTAACTAAAGGAGTATTTTGAATGGGAAAGGCTGTTAAAAAAATAGCTAAAGTAGCAGCAGTAGCAGCAGCAGTTTACTATGGAGGTGGTGCAATATCAAGTGCTATGGGTAGTACAACTGCAGCTAAATTTGGTAGTACTGCTTTTTGGAAAGGAACTCAAACACTTGGTATGAAAGTTGGAGCTGCTTTTGCAGGAGCAGCTAAAGCTTTTAGTCCTTCTGCTTTACAAGTAGCTGGATTAGGTTTACAAACAGCAGGTTATTTACAACAACGTAAATATGCAGCAGCTCAAGCAGATGCTACTCGACAACAAGTTGATGAACAAAAAAGAATAAATCAAATGCAAGAAAGAATACGACTTGTTCAAGAACGTAGACAAAGATTAGATATTCTTAGACAACAACGTTTTCAACAAGGATCTATGGAAGGTCAAATGGCACAATCTGGTTTAGGATTAGTTGGAACTTCTGCTTTTACAGGAGCTACTAGTGCTATTCAAACTCAAGCTACTGCTAATTTAGGAGCTCTTAATATGGCTTCAGGAGGATCTACAGCAATTTCTCAAGCAAGTCAAAGAGCTGCAGATTTTGGTTCACAAGCTAATAGAGCTAGTGCTATGGGTACTCAGTGGACACAAGTAAGTTCTTTAGGTGGCAAACTATATGACAAAGGTCCTGAAATATTTGACCTTGGTAAATCAATCTTTGGGTAATATTTAAATATGCTAGATAATAATTTCAAAGTTAATGACTCATATATACCTGAAGGTACTATATTAAATCCTTATAAACCTAAGGCTCCTTTAGTACCTGATACAGATAATGATGCTTTTTATGCAACTGTATTATCTCAATCAGAAGATCCTGTAGATATGTATGAAGCTATTGAAATGGAAAGAAAGGCTAATGAAGGTTATTCTGATATAGTAATTAATGTTAGAGACTTTTATAGAAAACAAAAAGATAGCCAAACTGCATTATTAATTGAAGAAATTATTGCAGATCAATCTATAGATTTAGAATCTAAAAAACAAATACTAGAAAGTTATACTTTAGGTACAGATTCTTTTAATTTAAAAGATGAATATTTAAATTTTTTAACTAACTCTAGATTAGCAGATCTTCCTAATATTACTGATGATGATATTCAAGTATTAGATCTTAAAATAAATAAATTAAAAGCAGAACAAGCATTA